CCTAGCAGAAAAAAACTACAAAAAGTTATACATTTACCCCCCGTACTCAGGTCACTGAGTTCAACAACTACGACACCTGGCGCAGCTCTCTAGCCCGAGCTGCCAAGGGTGCGAACTTTATCTGGCTGGACGTCGCAGCCACACGCGAAGAGGATCTTGAATTGGTTCTCGCCGCCCAACTGGTTTGCGCGCACCCCAACACAGTTGCCGATCCACTCTCTGCTGGTGTTTTGCGCATGCTGCCTTCTCTGGGCAATGTGGAGATCTTGGTCCGCGGTGGACAACCTGCGATCCCCTCCGAGACCTCCATCCGACACATAGCCATACTTGGGTTGATATCGCATGTGATTGAACTGTGGGGTGTCGCAAAAGAAATGACACTAGCACTTGAGCAGGCAGCTGTTTTCATCTACCGACCGACAGAGAGAGGACTCTTCTCGAGCCCCTCTCGTGGGTGCGTTGCGGGGGTGAAAGAACCGCAGTTCTTCATGGCTGCACTTAACAGCTCGGCCCTGGTCCTGGGGCCTCTCGGCGCCCACGTACCTGAAAGTCTTGACGATGAGCGGACCGGCAAGCTTTTCCAGCCGCCGATCCCGGAGGTCATGCTCTTGCAGGGTGCAGTCCAGTATGGCGCTTGGGAGGCCGCACTGGGAGTCTGCCTTGCACGTACCGGCTTAGGAACAGTAGCCGCCCTTGGCCTACACCCAAGCCCCAATGTGACCCGAGCACTCTACACCCTGCTCCGCAATAGTGGCCGCGGCGGGGGCTTTTCAGGTGCAGCATTCGACTTAGCCTCACAGGCCTTGAGTCTTAAGCTCCCCCTTGTACTTCAGAGCGTTTCACTCACTTCACTGAGGACCCCAACCGCCCTCAATGCCATGCTAGGCTTGCAGGGAACAGTGCAGTGGGAAGAACTGATCCCCTTCACGAATACACTCCCTGAGGAGTGCGGATTTTTTGGGATCCAGCGAGCTCCGGTGCCAAGTGATCATCTCCCCAGCAGCATCTGGGTCTCACCGCACTTAATTACCAACTCCAAGACCATGAGTGCTGGGCTGTATTGGGCAGCACAATTCAGCAATGTGAAGATGGGAGTGCGCATTACGAACTTCAAAGAGGGGTCTGCCAGGGTCGTCCCAATCACCCCGAGGCTCAACTACCGTGGAAGGGTGAAAGATGGGCAGTTCTGTCTTCAGCAAGTGCTCGACAATGTGAAACTGCAGACTGTCATAAAAGTGGACAGCGGCAAGGATGCTTATCATGTACAGAACTACCACAAGTACTGGAACTCAACTACCTGGGATATTGAGTGGACCTCCCTATATCAGCTGGAAGCCCCCGAAGAAGAGCCTATGACCATGGTCGGTCCAGGCACCCTTCCTGAGGTTGACCTCACCAGGGCGAGAGTCGCCAAGGACATCGCGGCCGCACGCGCGTTGAACACAGCATCTGAGGACCACCTAGGGCCGCTCCGCGATATACTTGGGGACGTGACTGGGACCGTCTGGGACCGCCTCTCTCAGGCAATGCTCCAGCAGAACCCCACAGATCGTGACCGGGCACTCATGCAAATGTGTGGCGAAGTAGATGACCATGAGCCACTCCTCTCTATGCTGATGCTAGTTGAGGCAGAAAGGAGGGAGGAGGCACTCAATGCGATGTCACTTCTCATCAGCCGAGCGGCCGACAGACTTTCTACTGTCGGGCAAGCAGCCAGGTTCCGCGGGACGGCCAACTGGCTGGCCGAAACCGCAAGAGGGCTCCACGGTCTCCCCGCACTCTCCTTGGATGAAGCAGCTGATATGCTCACTTCCTCGGCCGATCAGGAGCGCATAAAGGCAGCTTTCGCTGAACATGAGTGGTGGGAGCTCGTGCACCATCTTGGCCGCTTGAACATGTCCACACTTGATGCTGCACGAGGAATGGCCATCCTGGATCACCCGCAGCCGATGTCTGAAGATGAAGTGGTGAAGGACCTCGAACTCCTAGTGGAGGAAACACAAGGCCCCGAGACCAACGAACCTCCCGCAGAGGATTTTGTGCCTGCCAGCTTGCCGGCCACCAGCGAACTTACTGGGACCGGGAACACAGCACTGGAGAGTGCCCCATCCGCGACACAAGCTGGCGTTGCAACACCTGCGGACGATCAGGAGCCACTAGTGTGGCGATTGCATCACTCATCAGGGCAGTAGCCTCAGGCTGCCGAGACTGCAGCACCGGGGTCGCAGCAGCCCTGTTCCCGCAGCTCCTACCAGGTGGTGAGAGGCCACCCCTAGAGCCTTTGCTCTGGGATGGAGAAATACCCACACTTCAGCCACTCCCCGATGCACTTCATGAGTGGTATGAGGCCCCTCCAGCAGGGCCCGCTTCCCAAGTTCGGGTTGGGGTTGCAACGCTCAAGGCATATGCAGATAAACCCTGGGTGCACCAACTCCTCATAGCGCAGAAAGGGCAGCAGGAGGTGGCTGTCGCAGCACTAGGCACCTTCCTGCTGCTGCTAAAGCCACTGCACCGTGAGCAGCTGCTCCGGTGGCGCTGGCACTGTTGGCCAATAGCAGAGCTGCGGACCGCCTGTGCACCGTGGCTTGAAGAGCTGCGCCAGGTTGGGAAAGTTGCAGGAGAGCCTGCCGGAGAGCCCATTGGCCCGCTATTAGCAAAATTCAGGAACCTTCTCGGAAGGGATCTTGCAGAGGCCGACTGGGACGCAGAGCGCAAGGCGGCCCTCCCGTCTTACAGCTGGCGGACATTGAAAGGCTCGCGCAAGAAGTACCTTCAAGCCATCTACATTGCCCTCCTCGAGAGTGCCCGCTCTATCGTATGGGCGCTACCGCAGCACCTATTGAACCAAACCTTGCAGGAGTTCTGGGTCCAGAGGGCAATCTCACTGCCAGGAGGAAGCAGTTCTGAACGGCATGCACTTGATGAAAGCAAGGCAGCAGACAGGAGAATTTCTAGCAATGACCGTCCAAACAAGAAAGGGGTCTGGCAGGCACTGAGCAAAGAATACATAGCCGAACAGCTGATAGCCCAACGATTCGACGTCGCCCGTTGTAGCACAAAGCATGAGCCTGGAAAGAAGCAACGTGCCTTGTATGCCCAGCGTGATGCTACCGCTTGGGCAGCGTCATATGTCAGCGCTGGTGTCGAGAAAGCAATGACCCAGCAGGGCATGAAACCCCTCCAGAGACCAGAAGATGTTCAAGACTGGCTTGAAGCTGACAACGAGGCTCTCCTCTACAGCGAGCGCATGTGGCTTTCACTAGATTACCACAATTTCAACAAGGAGCACAGCAACAATGAACTCGCTCTTGTGGACCTGGCGCTGGCACAAGCCCTGCTTGAGGCAAGGAAGAGTGGGCGCGGGGGTGATCTCGGAAAAATCATCCTCGCACTCCACCTCGCCAGGCTGAGGCACCGGGGCTTCGTAGTACACCCGGGTGCGACAGCAGAGCGTTCCTGGTCAGGGCTCTGGAGCGGCCATAGGAACACAGCGCGCGACAACACCATGCTCCACGCTGCCTATGCCCGTACCGTTGAACGGCAGATGCTCGTTCTGGGGTGCCGGCCCCCAATCCGGAAGTTCTACTGCGGCGATGATGAAGATGCCCTCCACCACAGCTTTAAGGACCTAGTTGTCTACTACATGCTACACGTCCAAGGCGGATGGCATTTCAACCCAAGCAAACAGATGGTTGGCAAACGGCGGCACGAGTTCCTGCAATGGCAGAATGAACGTGGGCGGTTGGCAAAACCTCTTGCTGCCGCTACAGCTACACTTACAATGGGGAATTGGTACAAACAGAGCGCACTGGACTTCAACAGTCTCGCAACAGCAGCAGCTGATCATGCTGTAGAACTGGTCCGCAGGGGTGCAGACCTAACAGTCGTTGAAGACCTCTTCAAGCATATCCTTGGGCGCACTTACAGGCAAAAAATCCCAGGGACATCCTCTCCAACTGCATTCTGCATCCCAGCTGGCGGTGGGAAAACCACACTGGCTGCAGAAATGGGCTGGGTAGAC